TGATGAAAACGGCATCATTGCCGTGTGCAGCTGGGAGAAGCATCAGAACGTGGAGGGCATGGATCGGATTCGAGAACAGACTCGAAAACGTGTGCAGAAGTATCGTGCGAAGCAGTCTTTGCCGAGCAGTAACGTTACGGTAGCGTTATGTAACGCACCAGAAGAAGAGAAAGAAAAAGAAAGAGAGGAAGAAAAAGAAGAAGAAAAAGAAATTCATTCATTCAATCATTCATGCGAGGAGGAAGTTGTTTTGAAATCCAATCAGCGGCAGTATTTGGGCGGTGCGCTGGGACAGGGCGTGGTGCTGCTGTCCGATGCACAGATGGATGATCTGCTCCGGAAGATGAGTCTGGAGGAATTTGACTACTACGTCTCCGTTGTAGCTAAGCAGGAACTGGCAGGGAAGCACTATAAAAAGAAAACCCATTATCAAGCCATTTTGGATATGGCGAAGAAAGATCGAAAACTGCGATAGAAAGGAGGGATGCAGATGCCGGTTGAACGGGTAGATGTGATTTGCCCTTTTTACCATCACGATGACGGCAAGCGCAGCATCACTTGTGAAGGCTTATACAATAGCAGTACATTGATTCAGCGGTTTCAGGGGAAAAAACCTTTTATGCGGCAGCTGGAACGCTATTGCTTTCGTCACTGCACGGATTGCGGACTGTTTCGTATGCTGCTGCGTGAAAAATACGCGGATGAATGAAATAGTCGGTCACATTTTTTGCGGTGCGTTCATAGAGAAAAGTAACTTTTTGCGTTACAATAGAGAGGAGTGAGAGACAGGGCAGCCGCCCTGAGAAAGAGAGGTGAATTTTCTATGGCGGAGGAAACCGCAGGGGTTACCCGAAAAATTGACTGGGAGAGCATCAAGTCGGAATATGTGACCACCAATATCAGCCAGAAGAAGCTGGCGGAGAAATACGGGGTCAGCAAGAATGCGGTGCAGTACAGATGCGCTGTGGAGCGCTGGGCGGACCGGCGCAGGCAGCATCGTGACCGCATTATGGAAAAGACATCGGAGCGTCTTTCCGATGCGGCTGCGGAGCGCATGGCACAGCTCATGGGCGGTACGGACAAGATGCTCACCGCAACGCTGGAGGCACTGGATGACCCCGAGCAGTTTTATCGGTATCTGGTGAAGGAGAAGGCGGACGGAGAGACGTATACCAAAGAAGAGACCTTCCGCAAGGCGGACACGAAGGCCATGAAGGACTTTACGGTGCTGCTGGAAAAGCTGACGGGACTAACCAGAGATCTGTACGGTCTGCCTACCAGAGAGCAGGAGCTGCGCAGAGAGCTGGCGGAGGAACGTCTGGCACTGGAAAAGAAGAAGCTGGAGTCGGACTTCGGCGAGCAGCAGCGCATCGAGGTGGTCTTTGCCGCAGGGGAAGAGGAATGGAACGAGTAGTGTTGGACATTTGTATATGGCTGTCATTCTGAGGATGCCTGTATCCGAAGAATCTCAAATTTAAGGACAGAGTGAAATCCGACCGCGTGTTTGAGATCCTTCGGTCATTACATTCCCTCAGGATGACAAAGAAAGGAAGGTGTCATATCAAACAACTGATTTTACAAACACCAAACGAAAAGCAGAAGCTGTTTCTGGCGGACCACCATCGGTATGTGGGGTTCGGGGGCGCACGCGGAGGCGGGAAAAGCTGGAGCGTGCGCAACAAGGCCGTTCGGCTGTGTCTGCGCTACGACGGCATCAAGGTGCTCATTATTCGCCGCACCTATCCCGAGCTGCTCAACAACCACATCAACCCCCTGCAGCAGGAACTGCAGGGTATCGCCTCCTACCACAAGACCGAAAAGGTCTTTACCTTTCCCAACGGCAGCACCATCAAGTTCGGCTACTGCAACAACGACAGTGACCTGGGGCAGTATCAAGGGGCGGAGTACGATGTGATTTTCATGGATGAAGCCACCCAGCTGAAAGAGGACTGGATCAAGCGCATCATTCCCGCTGTCCGCGGTGTCAACGGCTTCCCCAAGCGGGTGTACTACACCTGCAACCCCGGCGGCCCCTCTCACGGGTACTTCAAGCGGCTGTTCATCGACCGCAAGTACCTGCCCGGGGAAGACCCCGATGACTACAGCTTCATCCAGTCGCTGGTCACCGACAACACCGCGCTGATGACCACCCAGCCCGAGTACATTCGTCAGCTGGAGGCGCTGCCACCCAAGCTCCGTGAGGCATGGCTGTACGGCAGGTGGGATTTGTTCGAGGGGCAGTTCTTTGAGGACTTCCGCCTGACCCCCGACCCGCTGCTGTGCCAGAAAGCGGGCATCACCACCGAGGAGGCTGCGGAGCAGCATCGCTTCACCCACGTCATCAAGCCCTTTGACCTGAACGTAGGCGACCGCAGACGATGGAACATCATGCGCAGCTATGACTTCGGGTATAACAAGCCCTTTTCACTGGGGTACTGGGCTATGGACCCCGACGGGGTGCTGTATCGCATTGCGGAAATCTACGGCTGCACCGATACGCCCAACGAGGGGGTGCGGCAGACCCCCGATGAACAGTTCCGCCGCATCGCAGCGTTCGAGCGGGAGCATCCATGGCTGCGTGGGCGGAAAATCACGAACAGTGTGGCTGACCCCGCTATCTGGGATGCCAGCCGCGGGGAGTCCATTGCGGACACCGCCGCCCGTTACGGCATTTACTTCACCCCCGGGGACAATCAGCGCATCCCCGGCTGGATGCAGGTCCATTACCGACTGCAGTTTGATGACAACGGCTATGCCAGAATGTACGTATTCGATACCTGCAAGGCGTTCATTCGCACCATTCCCGAGCTGATGTACAGCCAGACCCGTCCCGAGGATTTGGATACCAGCCAGGAAGACCACGTCGCCGACGAGGTGCGGTATCTGTGCATGAGTAAGCCCGTGAAGCCCGTGATTCGGGAAGAGACCCCAATCATATTAACCGATCCGTTGGATCAGTTCACCAAATAGGTTCGCAGCAAAGAGAGCGGAGCGGATTTGCTGCGAAAGAGGACGAGCGACGAAACGAGTGCACTCCCTCGCTTGCGAGGGACAAACGATGTGGAGTCCGTGAGGACGAGATCCGTTGGATCAGTTTGGGAAACTGTAGGGACCGGCCTCCCGGACGGTCCGGAGATGCGGAGTGCAGCCGAAAGCGGACCGCCAAGGACGACCGTAGGAAGTGCGTCAGCCGTCGGGCCCTACAAGAGAGCGGAGCGGTACCATTACACATTAAAGTAACTTTTTAAGTTTCGATAGTAAGGAGAAATATATGAAAAATCAAAGTAATTATCGCAGCAAAGAGAGCGAAGCGGATTTGCTGCGAAAGAGGACGAGCAATGAAGTGAGCGCTCTTCATTCGCTTGCGAATGAAAAGCGATACGAAATTCGCGAGGACGTGATAGGCAGTGAGCAGGTGAAGGAGTTTACCAACATCCTGCAGAAATACAAAAACGGCAAGGCGCAGACCGAACGGCGCATCCTTGCCAGCGAAAACTGGTGGAAGCTGCGCAACACCGTGGAAGAACAGCGCAGCACCCGCATCGGTGCCGACGGCGGCTTCCGCTCCGTCAGCGGCTGGCTCCACAATGTCATCGTCAGCAAGCACGCAGACGCCATGGATGCCTATCCCGCACCCGGTGTACTGCCCAGAGAGCCCGATGACCGACAGCAGGCACGCATCCTCAGTCAGATCATCCCCTGCATTCTGGAGCAGAACCGATTCGAGTCCACCTACTCCGATGCCATGTGGCAGAAGCTGAAAACCGGCACCGGTGTGTACAAAATCGTGTGGGATCAGTCCCGACTGAACGGGCTGGGTGACATCGCCATTGAGCGTGTGAACCTGCTGAATATCTACTGGGAGCCCGGTGTGACCGATATTCAGCGCAGCCGTTACTTCTTCCACACGGAACTGGCGGACAAACAGCTGCTCCGTCAGGCCTACCCCGAGCTCCTCAGCGGCAGACTGAAGACCCCCACCTTCCTGTCGACCCGCTTTTTGTATGACGATGCGGTGGACACCACCGACAAGGCAACCGTCATTGAGGTGTACTACCACAAGAATGTGGACGGCAGAAAGACTCTGCAATACTGCAAGTATGTGGAGGATGTGGTGCTGTACGCCACGGAAAACGACCCCGAGATGAGCCGCACAGGTCTCTATGATCACGGCAGATTCCCCTATGTGTTCGATGCACTGTTCCCCATCGAAGGCAGCCCCTGCGGCTACGGCTTCGTGGATCTGTGCAAGAACCCCCAGACCGAGATCGACCTGATGAAAACCGCCTTTGTGAAGAATGCCATGGTGGGGGCGACTCCCCGCTATTTCTCCCGCGGCGACGGCACCATCAATGAGGCCGAGTTCCTGGATCTCAGTACCCCCATTGTCCACACCACCGCAAGCCTCAGTGAAGATCACCTGCGCCGCATCGAGCATACGGGGCTGGACGGCAACTATGTGTCCGTCCTCGACCGCACCATTCAGGAGCTGCGTGAAACCAGCGGCAATACCGAGACATCCACAGGCAACATCGCTTCGGGTGTCACCGCCGCATCCGCTATTGCGGCACTGCAGGAGGCCAGCGGCAAGGGCAGCCGCGACAGCATTAAGACCACCTATCGCGCCTACGGAGAAATCGTGGAGCTGTGCATTGAGCTGATTCGTCAGTTTTATGACCTGCCCCGTCAGTTCCGTATCACCGGTCGTCTGGGGGGAGATACCTTCGTCAGCTACGACAACGCAGGTCTGCGCCCCATCCATCAGGGCGCGCTCTACGGACAGGATCTGGGCTATCGACTGCCTGTGTTCGATATCAAGGTCACTGCCCAGCGGCAGAGTGCATACAGCCGTGTGGCACAGAATGAGCTGGCCATGCAGCTGTACGGTATGGGCATCTTTGACCCCCAGCGAGCCGACCAGGCACTGATGTGTCTGGAGATGATGGATTTTGAGGGCAAGGATGACCTGCAGCGCCGCGTGGCACAGCAGGCAGCGATGCAGCGGCGACTGGCGGATTACATGCAGCTGGCTTTGATGCTGGCCCAGAGGTCTGCTCCCGAACTGGTTGGGAAAATCAGCGGTGACATTATGCACGTGATGGGGGGCATGAATATGCATCCCCTCGTCACTGCAGGCAAGGCTGTGAAAGAAGAAAAGTCTGAGCCCAAGCACATGACCGAAGCCCGTGCCCGTGCGGCAAAAGGAGGCAATGTATGATTCGAGTGACCTATGACCGCAAGGCGCATTGGCTGACCGTGAAAGGACATGCGGGAGCATCACCTCACGGGGAGGACATCGTGTGTGCGGGGGTGTCGGCGCTGGTGTGTACGCTGGCGGAGGCTGTCCGCTGCATGGAGCGAAACAAGCAGGTGCAGCAGGTAGAAATCAAGCTGCTTGCGGGGGACGGGGAAATCCGATTCGAGACGGAGTATCCCTGTCTGGCCAACAGTGTGGCGGATACGGTGTGTCTGGGTCTGGCGTGCCTGGCAAAGCAGTATCCCGACTATGTGAGCTATGAAGAAAGGAGACCGGGAAGAAATGACACAGATGTTTGATTTGCAGCTGTTCGGAGAAGGCGGTGGAGCTCCCGCAGCAGGCAGTGCGGCAGGAGGCGAAGCAGCCCCTGCTGCGGGGGCACCCTCCGAGGCAAGACTGCGTGAGCTGGGCGTGCCCGAGGAGCGGCTGAAAAAGCGTGCAGATCGTGCGGCGAAGAACCGCAAAAAGGAGACGGAAAAAAAGATGTCGGCAGAGATGCCGACTGCGCCCGGGGCAGTGGTGCAGAAGGTGATACCTAAGGCAGATACTTCCGCAGAGGACAGTACAAAGCCGAAGATTGGAGGCAAGGCATACGACATCCGCTCTCATTATGACAGCATGCACCGTCAGGCGGCACAGATGCAGCGAAAGTACCCCGAATTCGATTTGCAGAAGGAGCTGGACGACCCCAAGTTCCTGCGTTTGACGGGCCCCGAAATCGGGCTGGAGCTGGAGGATGCGTATATGGCGCTGCATCACCGTGAGCTGACCCGCGCCATTGCCGAGCGCAGCCGATTGGAGCTGTCCAATTCCATCCGTGCAGGGGGCAATCGTCCCGCAGAGCACGGCATGGGGGCAAAGGCCCCCGCGGTGGTGACCTTTGACTATAAAAATGCCACCAAGAGCCAGCGCGCCGCCTTCAAAAAACAAATCTACGATGCAGCAGCCAGAGGGGAAAAAATCTATCCATCTCGTTAATTGCCGCACCCCTCTCGCAATGAAGGTTTCAATCAATACCAAATTCGCTTGTCGAATTTGAAGGAAAAATCTTCATTGCGAAAAAGTCAAAGCAGCGGAATGAGCACACTCCCACGCTTGCGTGGGACACGCGATATGGATCTTGCTTTGACGCCGATGCGGCTGCACGTGGAGAAAAGATCTACCCTGCGAGATAATCGCTGCACAACTGCCGATGTATGTCATCCTGAACGGAACGAAGTGTAGTGAAGGATCTCAAAAGGAAGGACGGAGTGAAGTCCGAGCGTAGATTTGAGATCCTTCGTCGCAAGGCTCCTCAGGATGACAGAGAACACCATCAACCAACTCAACCATAACAACATGAAAAAGGAGAAATGTACAATGAACAACACTATGATTTTTGAACTGCAGCTGTTTGCCGAAGCAGGTACTCTGGTAAACGGCTCTCAGAATTTTGTCAATGCCTACACCGGCGAAACCTCTGCCTTCACCGACACCCATTCCATGAGCGGTGAAATGAAGGCATTCTATGACACCGAGCTGCTGGAAAACGCAAAGCCCGAAATGATCTACGCACAGTTTGCCAAGAAGCAGCCTCTGCCCGCAAACCACGGCAAGACTGTGGAATGGCGCAAGTGGAACACCTTTGAAAAGGCGGGTGTGCTGCAGGAAGGCGTTATCCCCACCGGCCAGAAGTTCGGCATGTCCAGCAAGACCGGTGTCATCGAACAGTATGGCACTTATGCCTCCATCACCGACCAGCTGGAAATGCACGCTTACGACCCCGTCATCATCGGTGCGGCGGACGAAATGGGCTCTGCAGCTGCGGAAACCCAGGAAACCCTCATCCGTGACGGTCTGCTGGTAAATACCAATGTGCTCTACTGCGACAACATCAATCTCGCAGACGGTGCGGTGCTGTCCACTCCCACCTCCTGCGGTGAAATGGAGGCTTCCACAACTGCGATGTCCATGCTGACCCCCATGATGGTGGCGAAGGCAGTCACTCAGATGAAGAAGAACCGTGTACCCACCATCGAGGGCAAGTACTATGCGGTCATCCATCCCTCTGTGGCATTCGACCTGCGCAACTCCGCGGGCTGGCTGGAAGCACATAAGTATGCTGCTCCCGAAGAGCTGTTCCACGGCGAAATCGGTGAGCTCCACGGCTGCCGATTCATTGAAAACGTCTTTGCGCCCGTGCTGGACGGTGAATATGCCAATAAGGCAGGCACCGTCACTTATGCCACTTACATGTTCGGCAAGGACTCCTTCGGCATCATTGACCCCGAAGCAGGTGCTATGCAGATGATCATTCACGACAAGAGCGAAATCGGCGGTCCTCTGAATCAGTTCAGCACCGTGGGCTTCAAGCTGGAAACCAACGGCGCCACCATCCTCTACCCCGAACGTCTGCTGCGTATCATGAGCTGCTCCAGCTACTCCGCAAGCGACGAAGTGAACTAATATACTCAATCTG